GGGGATATATTAAATTGAATCTAAGTACAAAAGAGTTAACAAATGCATTAGTGGAATTAAGTGGAAAGTGTGTGCAAGTTGACATCACACACCTTCTGTATGGTCCACAAAAAATAAGATGCAATTTAAATCTTATTAACAGTAAAAGCGAATTGGGTTTTGAGATTGAAGAACATAAAGTGTATATAAAAAAAGATAAAATTGTTAAATGTGGTATAAATAAAAATAAATATTATTTTGCAGACGACGTTATGACAATTACAATTACAAAAATTTAACTTTTAGTTAAAAAAATAAATTTTTTTAAACCTCTTGACAATACAAAATTAATATGGTATAATGTATATAGATTAAAGCATAGGCAGTTAAACCAATGTTAATTTCGTAGAAAGGAGAGGTGCTATGTGTACAATAAATCAGATTGTAAAACATATGTGCAGTGCACACAGTGTGGCAATGTACATTACATAAATGATTATATTCCATTTGAGAAAGATTATCTGAAATCGTTTTGTCCTAATTGTTGCGAAGCTACAACGCATTTAAACTTGGGACAAAACGAAGAAGATAAGTACATATATATGGATATAAATCTTGACTCAAGGTATTATTAATTATTAATATACAATACAAAATTAATTTATTTAAAAAGGAGAAATGACGATTATGGCAAACAGAATTATTGAACTTCCACAGACACAGGGAAAATTTCAGTGCAAGGGTATTGTAAATGGAACACAGAAGGAAAAGTTTTACACAGAAAAGAAGACATCAACAGGTTCTGATTTTAGAGCAGTAAACTTTGGTTGTGAATTTGACAAGCAGAAGAGTATGTATGTCAACCTTACAGGTATGCCAAGAGAGAATGTTTACTTCTCTAAGAGAGACCAGAAAGCAAAGAAGACAGAAACTAAAGCAGTTCCATGGAAAAACAGATATACATTTGAAGAAGATGGATTTAATTTGATTGGTACACGTCTTGGAATTACAAAGACAACAGACGAAGACGGTAAGGTAGTTAATGATAAAAAGGTTATGGTAGAATTTGATGCTTGCGAATATATCGCAAATAACCTTGAAGATGATGCATCAGTATTTATTAAAGGCAAGATTGATTTTAGTAGCTACATTGACAATAACGGTGATATCAGAAGATCAACTAAGTATGTTCCTGAACAGATTTCACTTTGCAAGGAAGTAAACTTTGATGAGTATGATTATATTGATACTAAACCTGTTAATGATTTTACTCAGACAATCGTGTTCAATGGCATTGAAAAGGAAACAAATGATGGCAGAGAAACTGGTAGATTTGTAGTGTCAGCATATATTGTGACATACAATGATGTTGTAGCTACTGAATTTATTATTGTGGATACAAAGCTTGCAAGTCTCTTTAAAAAGAACCTTAAGCCATACTATTCACTTGATGTTCACGGTCATATAGAAGTTACACATGTTGTTGAGGAAGTAATCGAAGATGATGGTTGGGGCGAATCAAACGCTATGAATAGAGTTTCAGCTCCAACAAGAATTGAAATGGTTATTACTGGTGCTTCGCCTTCTACTATTGACAAAGAAACATATACAGAAAAAAATGTAGAAGAAGCTATTAAGGCAGTAAGAAATTCTAAGACAGCAGAAAAGAACTTCAATAGCGGTAGTACAAAGCAGTCTGAAGATGATTGGGGCGACGACGAAGATGACGACGATGATCTTCCATGGGAATAAACAACAATTAATTATATAAAATAGACAAGGAGAATGATTGGTTATGGCAAGAGCAAGAATTGCAAGTGGTGCAAAGAAGAAAATTAATATGTTACTTTATGGAGAATCATTTATGGGAAAAAGTACGTTTGCTTCTCAGGCAGCGTACCTTAAAAACGAAGATGGTTCACCAATGAAGATTTTGTTTATTGATGCAGAAAGTGGTAGTATAGACAATTATCTTGATATAATGGAGTCAAATGGGGTTGACTTAAGAAATATCTATATTGTATACACACAGAGCCTTGGAGAAGTGTTTGACTATATTGAAAAGGTTAAAAACAGAGAAGATTTTTACGTTCTTGATGATGATGGAAACGAAACTGATGAAGTGGTAATGGACGCAGATGGTAATCCGTTTAGAGCTGACGTGCTTATTGTAGACGGTTCTACAGTTCTTCATACCGCTGCACAACAGGGACTACTTGAGTTCAGCAAAAAGAGAGCAAGAGTAAGAGCTGATAAAAAGGGTCTTGTTGGAGACGAAAAGCTTGTAAGTATTGAGGGCAGCTCGCTTGAAACTCGTGACTGGGGTGCAATCTCATACAAGGGTGCAAATCTTTCGTTATCTCTTCTTGGCACTGGCGTTCATACAATTTTAACAGCAAGAGAAAAGCCTGAAACAGTAAGTAAGACAATTGTTTCAAACGGACAGGAAACTGTTGTTTCTGTGCCTACAGGCAAGGTTATTCCTATGGGCTTTAAGGGTCTTGAGTATAACTTCCATACTGTAATTAGATTCTTTAGAAACGAAGATAATGAAGTGTGTGCCTATGTTCAGAAAGATAGAACTAATGTACATCCTGAAGAAACTCTTGTAGATCCACAGCTTCTTGATTGGCAAGTTCTTATTGATGGCAATAAAGGCAAAAAGGATTTTGTTCTTAGCAATTCTCTTAACAGTGCAGTTGAAACAGAAAACGAAATATATGCCGCAGAAGTTATGAGCAACGCATCAAAATCATTAAGTAAGAGCGAAGCTAAAAAGATTAAGTCTAATGAAAATGAAACATCTTTTGATAACAGTGCAGACTCTGATTTGGCAGATATTAAGGCTGAAATCACATCAAAAATTAAGGCTATGACTCCTCCAGAAAAAGCTGAAATGAAGAAAAAGCTTACAGACGCAGGGCTTCCTATTTCTTATAATAAGATTGAAGATACTTCTGTTTTAAATAAGGTTCTTGAAATCGTAAATGCATAAACAATAAAGTAGTTTATAATAAGGTCAAGTATATCTTGACCTTATTATTTTCTTAACTTATATTGTTAAAAATTTATAAAATGTCCATATGCTATTGACAATACAAAATTAATATGGTATAATGTAAGCAGATAATTTACAGGAGGAAAGGGTTATGTTTAGAAAATGTGCTCAATGTGGAAAACTGATAGAATTTAATGTTGATAGCACTTGTGGAATAATAAGATATGATGATAAATTCTATCATTCTTTATGTTTTAAAGCATTATGCAATACAAAATTAATGTCAAAACGATGCAAAAAAACAAAATGGGAACAGGCATTGAAAAGTTTTAATGTAATAGAAAGAGATACAATAACATATTTAAGAGATGTAACATATAAGGAACAGTTAAATATACATTTGTTATCAAATTATAATATTATAGAAGTTCCTAAAAGATTTATGATGATTGTTAGCGAGCTGTCGATAGGAAAGTATAAAGGAAAAGTATGTAGACCAGTTAAAACTAAATTGCTTTTAGATGTATGGAAATGGGGACAGCATAATTTAGATAATATAGATAAATACAATAAAAACAACAACAAAGGCCCAACAAATGACTCAGATAGGTTATTCTATGATTTGGCTATCCTAATAAAAAAAATACCAGATTATATTAAACAAGTAAATGAAGAGCAGCTAAGTACAGATAAGTTTAATCGTGAAGCAGATGAGTATTTTTCAAATATATATTAAAATGGAGGCGAGCTTATGGATGAAAATATGGAAATAGAATTATATAATACGCAAACAGAAATGATAATTATTGGTTCGCTGTGGAACAATACAGAAACGTTTGCTTTTGATTATGCTGATGTTATAAACAATAAAGACTTTCATGATCCAGCATGTAAGTTTTTTCATGCGTTATTAAACAACTATGTTAATGAATATTCTACAGAAGTAACAGAACAAAAAGTAAATATGTATGTAAGCCAAAACACAGGAATGTTAAGCGGCTACAAAAAGTATGGATTTTTTAAAACAATTAATGAGTTTATGAAATTTTCAGTTAACTCTACCGATGAAATGAAAAGACAGGTTGATATTCTTAAAAAATGGAGTGTCCTTAGAGCGTTAAACAAGGACGGATATGACGTTGAAAAGATACTATCACATCCTAAATTTGATTCGTTGTCAGCTGAGAAAGTGGCTGGCTTAATCAGAGGAAGAGTTGATACTATATGTAATAGTACGCTAAGTAACATTGACGACCCTGTATCACTTACATCGGATGTGTCAAGTCTTGCAAATGAATATCTTGACGCACCAGAACAAGGATATAATATGTGTTTTAGTTTTATGAACTCTGAGTTTCTTGGTGGGTGTAACGGAGATACCCTTGGAATATGTGGTCTTTCAAACAGTGGTAAAGGAAGAATGTTAAGTTATATATTGGCACATTTATTTGCATGCGAAGATTTAACAGTTGGTTTAATGTCAAACGAAATGAATGAAAAAAGTATGAAAAACGCTGTGCTTACTGCTTCATTTAATTCTAAAAAAATACAAAAAATTCATGGTGAAGAATTGTCAATGCCACAAAAACGTTTTACTTCAGGATGGTATAAGGATTCGAATGGAGAAATCATTAAAAGAAAAACTGATATAAATGGGTGTTGGGATGAAACTGTTGAGCAATTTAGAAAAAGAATTGAAAAAGAATCTGCTGAATATCGTAGTGTTATTAGTGTATTAAAATGGTTTGAAGACAAAAAAAAGAATGGTAAGGGAGATTTTTTATTTAAGGATTTATGCTCTGGATACACCGACCAGATTATAACAAGAACTATGAGACAGCTATCTCTTAGTAAAAACTGCGATGTGTTGGCTTATGATACGGCTAAAACAAGCAGTGATAAACAAATTGATAATTTTGCAGATATGCTAAGAACTGTATCTATTATGTCAGAGCTTAATAAATTCCTTAACAAATATTTAATTTTAACTCTTCAGTTAAACAATGGAGCACTTGAAAGGCAATTAGAAGAAATAGACAGCTCTAATATAGCTGTTAGTTCGTATGTGTTTCAGTTGTTAGACGAAGCGATAGTTTTTAAACATTTTGAAAAAGAAGATTGTGATAACTACATAATTAAAACAAAAGATGAAAAAATTGCTTTGGATGATACACAGCATTACACTGGTATTAAAACAATTAAAAATAGAAGAGGTGGCAAATATATGTATTTATTGAATAGTGATTTGAATTTAAATACATGGTACGAAGAAAGCCCAGGTGGAATACTGCTACCACGTTCAAAGAAAAAAAAGTCTGAATTAATGTGGTAATGCTATAAATAAACGAAAGGTAAGTGATGTTTATGGAAAATACTAACAATATCAAGTATTACGAAGATAAGCTAAACAAAGCAAAATCTTATATACAAGAGCTTTTGATAGATGTTAGAAAAGACAAATGTAGAAGTTGTTGTTATTTTCCTGATAAATGCTATAAGTCAGAATTAGAAAATAACACTTGTTATAAACATAAACTACACGATGAAATTGAAAAATTTTTAAATGATTAAAAGGAGATATAATTATGAGTAATGAAATTAAAGAAAAACTTGAACAGTGGGTAAAGAATAACTACGAACAGTACACAACTGGTTGGACTTACGAGCGTTCAGAAGGCAATTATGCTGATTGTTTTGATGACGGTTATAATTCAGGAACAAGCTGGGCTGCTTATGAAGTTGGCTGTATTTTAGGAATGGAACTTGAAGAACCTGATTGCCCTGATTGTGATGAGGAAGATTAAATAAACATTTTATGTGAGGTGAATATAAATGAGTCTTTACGAAATTACTAATATCGGATGTGATGACGAAACTTGTAACACCTTTGACTTAACAGAAGATGAATATAAGTTCCTCAATATGATTTTTACAGAACTCAACAAACAATCTTATTATGATTGTATGCCAAAAATCTACATTGAAAAGAAAGAAGAGGAAAGATGATTGAATGAATTTATGTCAGCGATGTAAAAAGGAATGTAAGCACGACCTTGAAAAATGCACTTATTATTCTCCTGCAAAGATGACTAACTTTGAAAAGATTAAAGCGATGAGTATTGAAGAACTCTCATTATTCCTTATGAAAGTCAACTGTGCTTATGGTGTTGATTGTATGTACGGAATGGCTGAATGTAAATATCCTAATATAGATTACAATTGCAGTTTATGTTTTAAAGACTGGTTAGAAAGCGAAGCAGATAACACATTAGCAGAAGCTATTAATAAATGTAATCAACAACTTGAAGAACATCCTAAATTTGATTTTAGCAATGTGAAAGTTGTTAAGTGAAAGGGAAGGAGTTGAACGGTGATAGAAATGATACCACCATTAGCAATACCATTAGCGTGGTTAATAGCAGTGACTATGAATTATTTGGATTGTGTTTGGCAAACAAAATTACAAAACCAAAGACACGAAGCATTAAAAATGTTAAATGAACTTGAAAGCGAGGTAGAAGAAAATGACCGATGCAGAGATTATTAGGGCTTTGGAGTATTGTATTAATACACAACTCTGTGCCGTTGATACACCTAACTGTCCTTTTGAAGACGTATCAATGTGTCGTTCTGTGCTTACAAAGAAAGCTTATGATTTAATCAAACGTCAGCAAGCGGAGATTGAAAGTTTAAAAGAACACGAAGAAAATATTTCTATTGTTTGCAAAAGAGCAGAAGAAAAATATCACGAATTATATAAAGAAGCGAAAGAAATTTTGAAAAGAAACACAATCAGAGAGTTTGCGGAGAAGCTAAAAGAGAAATTTGAAATTGCAGATGTTGTTGTTACTATTGATAGCAAAGACATCGACAACCTTGTAAAAGAAATGACAGGCGGTGAAGAAGTTGAATGAAAAAACACTATTAAAAGCAACCGAAATCAAAAATCAGATTGAAGCTTTAAAAAACGAAATCGAAGAATTTCCGAGATATATAACAAATCGTAAAATGTATGAAGAAAGCAATAAAAAATATGGATATATAAGCAGACTGCTTGAAAGGGTAAAAAAACAT